CGTAGAATTAATTAAATCAGAATCATTCACAATTTAAACAAAATAAATGAAAAAAGTAAACTTAGGAGGAGACCGTATAGGATCCGGTAACAAAATGAACATAGCAATGCACGGCTATGAAAGATCAACTCACGATCTAAGCAGCATATGGAAAAGCACAATGAGTGCAGGAACATTAGTACCATTCCTAAACATGGTATCACTACCGGGTGACTCAATAGATATAAATCTCGACAGTATAGTAAAAACACACCCTACAATAGGACCACTATTCGGAAGCTTCAAACTTCAACTTGACGTATTCTCAATCCCTATGAGACTATACAACAAAATACTTCATAACAACCAATTAGGGTTAGGAATGAATATGGCACAGGTTAAATTTCCAACCATAGAATTAACAGCTGCAAACTTAGTAGAAAATAATACACCTTATGAATTCCAACAAATAAACCAAAGCTCATTACTAGCTTACCTTGGAATAAGAGGTCTAGGAAACAGTGATACAGGTACGCCTACCGGCATAACAACAACAAAAAACGCAATACCAATCCTAGGATATTGGGACATAGTTAAAAACTACTATGCAAACAAACAAGAAGAAAACGCATATGTTATCCACGGACAAATTCCTTCAATAACAACTTTAACAATAGATGGTGCCACAAAACTACCAGGTGATTATACTCCTGCAACTCAATACGCAGTAATAAGAATTACAGGAATTAATTTATCATTTGATAACGTTCAAATCCAAACATCCGGGTCCGGTTGGTTAACACTAAGAGAAATGGCTCTAAGTCAAAGCTCAATTATAACAATAACTGAAGGTAAAAATATAGAACTGTGGTTCATTAAAGAAGAATTAGTTGGACAAACATTTACCGCAAAAAGAATTGATCCAGATAAAAAATTCACCGATATGGCACCAAGCTTAAAAGAATTCCCGCTAGAAAACATCGATGGAATGAGAGAATCAATACTTGCGTGGCCATCTACAGAACCATTAGTATTAAATACAACATCCTATGAACCTTACTCATTGCAAATTACAACCATCCCGGGAGAAACACATAAAATGTACTCTTTATGTGGACAAGAAGGTTTAGCGGTTAAAACTTATCAATCTGATATGTTTAACAACTGGATACAAGAAGAATGGATAGAAGGAGCCGGCTCAATATCGGCAATAACAGCTATAAGCACAGATTCGGGAAGCTTCACATTAGACACATTAAACTTAAGCAAAAAAGTATACGACATGTTAAACAGAATAGCCGTATCAGGAGGCAGCTACGAAGACTGGCTTGAAAGCGTATACGACCATAACTCAAAATGGAGAGCAGAATCTCCAGTATACCAAGGCGGTTTAAGCAAAGAAATAACATTTCAAGAAGTTATAAGTAATGCAGCAACAGCAGAAGAACCACTTGGAACACTAGCAGGAAAAGGAATAATGGGACACAAACACAAAGGTGGTCATGTAGTCATAAATACAGACGAACCGTCGTTCATAATGGGAATTGTAAGTATTACCCCAAGAATATCATACAGTCAGGGAAACGATTGGTATACGAATCTGACTACAATGGACGATCTACATAAACCTGCTCTAGACGGAATAGGGTTTCAAGACCTAGTAACAGATCAAATGGCATATTGGGACACATATTACACTAATGGTGTACCAAACTTTAAATCTGCAGGAAAACAACCAGCATGGTTAAACTACATGTCTAATATAGATAGAAATTATGCTAATTTCGCAGATCCAAGAACACAGCTATTTATGACACTAGATAGAAGATACCAGCCAAGTGACCCAGAAGGAGGGCTGGACATAGCCGATCTAACAACATATATTGATCCGGCAAAATTCAACTATGCATTCGCACAAGTAGACCTATCAGCACAAAACTTCTGGGTACAAGTAGCAATGGACATAACGGCACGTAGAAAAATATCAGCTAAAATAATACCAAATCTATGATAAAATATAACATCACAAATAAAAGCAATACATCAATCTATAGCCCTTCAAATAAAGAAGGTGAAACTATAGAAACCAAAATACAACGTATTGTAAACAATAACGAACCCATAACAGATGGGGCCCCTCTCATATACCAAGAGAGAAAAGACGGAGTCCAACCAGATTACGACGTACGTACTGACAGATTCGATGTGGCAATCGAAGCAATGGACGTAGTGTCTAAATCAAAATTAGCGAAACGCGAAGAAAAAGCGAAAACGCAAGGAACAACAGAAAAAATACAAGGCACTGAACAGGCAGAAAAACCTGCTTGAAAATAAATGAGGGGGGGGGCGCTGCCGAACAAAACCCCCTCATTATCAAGTAGAACAGGCATGGTACGCATGTATACATATATATCAAGTAATAGTATAAAACACTTTTAAAAAAAGCGCGAAAAATGAAAACATTCAAAATAGTTATAATAATGAGCAACTATAACGTTGAATATGAACTACAAGGAACTGGAACACAGTTAAATGATAATAACATACTAATATACAACGAAGTAGAATTAATTGCTGTAGTACCTACATCAGCATTAATAATAATAACTAAAAATCAATAAGATGAACCCAGCAATAGCACTCAGCGTGATAAACGGAATGCAAGCATCCCAAGACTCACAAAAACAACAAGGTTACAGCATGGAACTGATGAAACAACAAAACCAATATAACAAAGAATCAGTTGATAGACAAATAGAAGGAGAAAAAGAACTATTCAACTACACAGGACCAGAAAGAAGAGTAGAACAATTAAAAGCCGCAGGGCTAAACCCTGGACTAATATACGGAATGGGAGCTGGAGCCGGAGGAACTACCGGAAACGTAGCAGCGCCAAGCGTAAACGGGCAATCGGCACCCAATGTAGCCGCAAGTACCGCAAACAAAACAGCAGCCATAGGAATGGCCCTACAAATCGAAAAATTAAAATCAGAAATAGACGTAAACAAATCCGTAGCTGAAGTAAACCAAGCAGCAGCCGGATACAAATCAGGACCAGAAACAGAATTAACAAAAACACAAACACAAAAAACTGGACTAGAATACGAAATAGGAAGCAAAACAAAAGAACAATCAATAGACAAAATAATAAGCGAAAGCGAAAACGCATATCACCAAATGCAAAAAACGCTTGGAGAAGCAGCAAGCGCAAAAGCCAAAGGAACAGTAGACGTTCAAAATATAGAAACACAAGTAAAACAATATAACGAAAACCTAAAAAACACAATAGCAGACACAATAGTAAAATACTCTACCAAAGAAGTAAATACCGCAAGAATAAAAGAAATACTAAACAGCATTGAACAAAAATGGATAAATACAGAATATGACAGTTCAATGAAGTCAGCGGAAATAAAAAGAATACTAACAGAAACCTTCAATATGAAGGAAGAATACAAAGAAGACGTAGCAGGATTAATAGGAAAATTAATACCATCGCTAATAGTAGGAGCAAAATAACAACACACGAGTTATTTCCAGTTATTTCCCGTGCAGTCGTTTGAGCTTAAATGAGGAGCTCAACGACGCCCGAGAATAACTAGAATAACTCTCGAAATAAGTGCAAAATAACCAAGGAGTAACCCTGAATTAACCCTTAATTAACCCACACATGAAAATAGATAATAGAAAGTTAGCAGACATATTAAAATATATAGTAAACGATATAAAATTAAATACACACGAAAAAGAATACCTAAAGGGAATAATCAAAAAATATGAAAATGTGCCTATATCCACGTCTGATGAAAAACAGAAAATACACAATAACCAAAAAAAATAATGGTAACATTCCTGAAATGACAGACGGAAGGCACGAATACATCGCAATAGGGTGCGGAAAATGTATAGAATGCACCAAAAAAAAAGCAAGAGAATGGAAAACAAGACTATTCGAAGAAATAAGAACTAACACCAACGGAATATTCGTAACACTAACGTTCAACGAAGAATCACTAAATAAATTCAAAGATGAATTCAAAGAAATAGATGAATACAATATAGAAAACGAAATAGCAACAAGAGCAACAAGGCTATTCCTAGAAAGATGGAGAAAAAAATATAAAACAAGCGTAAAACACTGGCTAATTACAGAAAAAGGACACAAAGGAACAAAAAGAATACACCTACACGGAATAATATTCACAAACAATAAAGAAGACATAGAAAAAATATGGCAAAACGGATGGGTATACATAGGAGAATACGTAAACGAAAAAACAATAAATTACATATCCAAATATGTAACTAAAACAGACACTGAAAACCCATGGTTTACAGGCAAAATACTAACAAGCTCAGGAATAGGAGCAAATTACATAAACAGACCAAACGCAAAAGCTAACAAATACATACCAGAAAAAACAAATGAAATGTACACTACAAAAACAGGCGCAAAAATACCACTACCAATATACTACAGAAATAAAATATACACAGAAGAAGAACGTAACAACCTATGGAGCGAAAAATTAAATCAAGAAACAAGATACGTATGCGGAGAAAAAATAGACGTATCCACACCAGAAGGCGAAGAAAACTACAATAAAACAATACAATATTACAGAAATAAAAATAAACAGCTAGGATTCGGAAAATTAAAAGACTGGGACAAAGATATATACAAAAAAACTTCTGAAAAAATGAAAAACATGACAAAAATCATAAAAAAACAAAAAAATACAATATAAATTTGATTCAAATAAAACTCACAGTCTAAAAGTCATCGGTCTTGGTACCCACCGCTGACTCTGTGAGCCTTATAAAAATAAACAATATAAATCATTAACATTAAACAACAT